CTCTCCAGCTCTCCACTATCGCCCAAAAACGAACATTTTAAGCCGACGGTTTGCCTAAGTTCTGTTGGAACTTTCTGCAATGCCAATTCCAATGTATATTTATTACTTCCTTCAATACCACCTGTCGGAAATTGTTTGGAAACATTGTACTCACATATACCTGTCACACGCTGGTTGTATTCTTCTTGTGCTTTTGTTGCCATCTGCACCAAATGATCTCCCACCACGTCATGCGTATTCGACTCCGGCAATTCGTTATTTTTAATTTTCGTTGCACTAGCAATCAGTTCTTCGTAAGATTGTGTAGCCATAATTATTGAAATGTTTTATCAAATGATTTATCAAAACTTCTATTCAGTAGAAATTGGGTATCACAATTCAATGGTTTATAGGGTTCATTAATCAGTACGGAAGCCATCACGCCATACTGAGAGTTGTCATGGTTGGCAATATATTCTACCTCTACCTGTTCCAGAGAGAAGGATAAACGGATTTTCCGAGACTTGCGGTCTTCAATAAGCTGGTTGAGGAAGCTGTCAAGGATGGCTTCGCAATGTACCAGGGCATGGTCTATCTCTTCGTAATCCGAGGTATCGGAAACATGTTCGACAATAAACAACAGGTATTCGCGAACCTTGGTGTACTGACCAGGAGACCCCCCATAATCGAAACCACTTCCTCGGTCCACGAGAACTGCCGGATAGTGAAGCACACTGTCGATGGACGTATGCTTTGCCCGTTCGGATGACAGGAAATGGACGTGTCCATCAGCCTTGTCACGGATATCCACGTGCCTTTCTGCCAGATTCTCTATGTATTCTATAAAGTTCATTTCTTCTTGGTTTGGGCATCACGTATTTTTTTGTTCAGCAGTCTGAAGGCTGTTGTGGCCGGCATCTGCTGGAACTTGTCCATCTGTGCCACATTGTCGCCAACGAATGCATCGAAGATGTCGAGCCAGTTTACCAACGGAGCGACAGGTTGCTTCTTCTGATCACCCTGACCGGGCTCTTCGTCCGAAAGCGGGAACAGCCAAGGAAACGAACGGGACAGCCATCGCTTGATGAACACGTAGTTCAGGAAAACGGCATATTTCTTTGCCGGGTCGATGGATGTCACTTCCTGTATTCTTCGCTTCAGATTCAGCACCTTCGTATGCGAAAATACACCTTTTCGGTGGCTGGGCGGTAGGACAATACTCTCACCCTTGCGCAAATAGAGCAAGGCGATGAAACGGTCTAGCAGTTCGGTCTTCTCCGCCCGTGCATAGCGATTGAATGCGGTATCAACCTGCATGAAATGTTCGAACGTCATTCCCTTCAGCCGGACACCTGGAGCCTGCAGATGCCCCAATTGTGGCAGTATAAAATGGTCGAGATGGGTCCGGCAATCGCTGATGAACTCTGTGAGCTTCGTCAGGTTGTATAGTTGGTATTCATCAAGGCGTTGTACCGGCAGACGAAAGAAAGCGGCCAGGAACTGCTGCGATTTGATGCGTTGCAGATAGAGTTCAGCCACCAGGACAAACTGTTCGGGTGTCAGTTCCGTCCACGTTTCAGGAATCATACGCACCTTTCTGCGAAGGATACCCAGGCGTCGGTATTCAAGAACTGCTGTTTTCATGCCCAAAAGGTTCGTTTATGGTCGTTATCCCTGTCAAAGACCCGCTGCGGATTGCCCGCGTGGAATTCGGGGAAGTGAGCACTTATGACCCGCTGCAGGGTACCCATGTACATGTCTGCGTCTGCCTTCAGGTTTTGTATCTGGATAGCGATACGGTCTGTCGATAACGGTTGTCGTTTCTCGTTGCCTTTCTCACCAGCTTCGACGGTGGTAAAGTAAAGGCCCCGGTCTGTCAAGCTACCGGTCTCCATCATCAACCGACGCACGGCCATGACTACAATATAGTTTGCGCATGCCTTACGGAGCATCTCGATGCGCTTTTTCTCTATCTCTTCTACAGGATCATTCAGCAAACTATCGATGAGGTGATTGTACAGATCTTCACCGATAGCCGGTATCAACAACATCGTTTCGACGAATTTAAGGTGTGTCTGCAGGCGGAGGAATACCAGCCGGCTGTTGTTGATGAACACTACATTGTTTACATCGGCTGTTGAGCGGACAATAGCAGATTGTTGGCTCTTGTAAGTATTCGAATCTGCGAATTCCGGAAAATCGGATATGTGCAGATACAGGAAGTCCAACATTTCGTCCAGGGCATTGAACCCTTTGTTCTTATAGCTCTGGCGCAGGTTGTCTTCCTGGTACTTATAGGCTGGCTTAAACGTACCGTTCTCGGACTCCTGACGCTGGAAACCGGCATCGGTGATTCGCACGCTGATGGCATCGAACTCATACCACAACGCTAGATTGGCATTGGCGAGCTGGGCAATATGGAGCAGTTCTTTTTCCGTATCTTTGGGCGCATCGTTGTTATAGATTTCGATGAGCCGGGCTGAAAGGCTGGGACCCAACAGTGGTTTGAGGAAAAGGTTGAAAGCATTGTTCAGCGGGGTTTCCAGCATAGCGAAGCTGACCGCTGTATTCACTTTGACGAAAGCTCGGATTTCGTCTCCATTGGACCATTTATCTTTTGAGAATATCATTAATTTCCGGATTAGAGGTTAGTGATTAACTAAGGGTTTTCTTGGTACCGCTTCCGCTGTCCAAGGTCACGAGGATGGTGTTGCGGAAGCGAAGCTCGCAGTCGGGCATGCCGTTGATGCGGATGTACAGCTCAATGGGATCAAGGATGTTCTGACGGTCTATCCAGGCGTTGGCGATGTTCACCAGGAAGGCCTCACGGATGTTGCTGCCACCTTGGTTCCCGGCGTAGGTACCGCCCGGCATACCGGCGCCCATCACATTCGGGTTCACCATCAGTGCGAAGAGGATTTCGCTGTTGGCGGCGGCAGACACCGGCAGGTTGTCGCTGCCCTGGTACTTGTTCTCCAGTGGCTTAATCTTCCACTCTTCTTCTATACGCCCGTTGGCCTCGTTCACCGCGTACATGGAGAACAGGGGCTTTTCGGCATTGTCCGGTCCGCAAAGATTCATCTCCACTTGGTCCATGTATTTGTTGATTTCGACTTTCCGCTGTTCCGGAGTGTAGTCTTTGGCCGGGTACTTCTTCTCCCAGTAGCTGTATGGTATCTGCACGTGCCACTTCCAAGTAATCTGGTTCTGGTAGGCTTTCTTCAGGAAGAGGGGTATCAGGTGGGCAATCTCCGTCCATCCGCATACAAAAGCCGGAAACCAAATCGGCATGCCATACAAATCATCGTTACTCCAGCTGTCACGGACTGGCATGATGAAACCGTTCTTCATCTTGCCCGCGAATTTCAGCACTTCAAGGTGCATTTCGGGGTCGAACTCGGACAGCACCTCCCATTTGCTGTACTGCCCCGCGCCGGGACGCTGCGGCCAGTAGCCGGAAACGATGCAGCGGCAGGAACCATAGGCATCCATCTCGGAGTAACGACGGAACAAGGCATTTACCGGACTGACACCTGCAAATGAATTGCCGGCAGCGGAGGGTACGAACTGCACGGCACCATTGCCGAATTTCAGATAGTCGCGCAACACCTTCTCCATGTAGCGGCGCACCTGGCGGGAAGCTACAAACTTCTGCACCCGGCTGTCTGTTACGGGATCCAGCAGTTCGTTACCATTGTCGTCGAAACCTTTCACCCGGCAGGGATAGATACCTTGCCCCAACGTCAGGTTACGCAGGAACTTCAGTCCGGTGTTAAGCACGCTGGTACCGGCAATCTCGCGTTCGGCAATCTGAGGGAAGTCGTTACCAGCACCCCAGGGGCGAACCTTCACGCCGTCGATGTCGATGTAGCTGTTCTCGTTCATATCATACGGCATCAGTATCTTCAGACGTTCATTTGCCTGGTTGGCAGGCAGGCCGGACGTTTCGCCAAAGACGTATGTGCTCTGCATCAGTAGAGGAATGCCCTCCTTATTGTACAATATTTCCATGTCACAAAATCACTTTCATTCGGTTATACTCCAGTATCAGGTCAATGTTGACGGGGTACGGGTGCCCTTCCGGGTTGCCCTTGCAGTCGCAGGGCTGTACGCCGCGCAGCTGGTTTTCCTTCATGTTCATGCGGCCTGCTCCGCAAGCATAAGCCTGCGGGATGAAGTAAAGTTTTCCCTCCTTGCTGACGAACTTCACGGAGAAGATGCGCCGGCGGCCGCGTTCGTCGGTACGGATGTCCATGTCCGACAGCATCAGGTTTCGTCTTATCGTTTCCATATCTTAGTCAAATGTATAGTCAAACGTTTGGTCGAAAATCCGGCCTTTCAGCGGATTGGTACGGACAAACCGTCCGCTCGGACGGATGGCCGGACGGAAGGTCAGCGACACGCTGATGCGTTCGTTGCCGATGCGCTGGTGCGAGAAGTCGATGTCTGTAATGACGACGGGGATGTTGCGCCCGTCTTCCAGCAGTCGGATGTCGGGCGACTCCAGCATGTCCATCAGGCTGTCGTACTTGTCGGGCTGCATATATCCGGAATTGACGGTACGGCTGTCCGTCAGCTTCACGTTAATCTGCTTCTCACGCTGCAGCAGACGGACGGTTTCGCTCTCCAGTTCGGGTTCTTCGGTCTGCAGTCCCAGCATGGTGATGGTTTCAGGCAGGCCGAAGCAGTTGTAGTACAGAAAGGTGGTCTGCCGACGATAGGCACGCCGGTCCACCACATACTTCACCTGGTTGGCCACGTTCGAAGCGTTGGTCAATGTAGCTATGTAGTAGAGGATGGCATCCTGCGAGATACCCGACAGCTCCGAGGCCCGTGCCAGCGATAATCTCAAACTCGTGTAACCTGCCATGCCTGCCAGCGATATATCCTTTACGAGGTATTTGGCCGTCTGATTTTGAAGATAGGCCACGCCAAGTTTCAGCGTACAGTTGGGACCGGAGATGAAAGGAAAGAATTCTTCCCGTCCGGGCGCTGTCAATACCGACTTGTAGCGGGTTTGGATGACACCTTCGGCCACGACACCTTCTATCACAATCCGGCAGTAATAAGGATACAGATTCAAGGTGAATGTACCTGAAGCATCCTTCACGCTGAGGGCCATCATCAACGAGTTACAACGGTAGTCGTTCTTCAGTTGTGAGATGTCGGGGAGCGTGAAATAGGGAATCAGCAGTGCCGGTAGGTCGCGCAACACCACCTCTCCAGCAGTGTCCGGATAGTATGTCTCAGAGAGGATTTCGCCTGCTGTCGCCAGCGAAAGACGTACTTCGGCATATTGGTCCACCTGGCTGAAGGTAATCTGCTCCACGTCGTAGAGATAATATGACACTCCGTTTTGTATATCCGCTACCATTGCCACAACGTTTTTTGCACGCCAACCACCGGCGTACGGTTAATGAAATCATATCCGGCACGGAACTCCCACGATTTGCGCCGGTAGCCGGCCATAACCGCACAGAGCCCGCGCCCCATGTCGGCGCCCAGCGTCAGGGCATTGTCATGAACCACCGGCTGCTGGTAGTTGACCACCACCTGGCGGTCCAGCAGACGGTTCTGTCCCACGACATCTGTCAGTTCCACCCGCAGGTAGGGCCGCTGGATGATGGTATCGCGATAATGCCGCTCACTGAAGTAGTCGGCTAGGATGGCAGCCGTGTCCACCTGTGCCGGGACTTCGTGCTTCACGACCACCGGAACGCTGATGACATCGACCAGTGTGTCAGTGATTTCCAGCGTCACGCCAGGCGGGACGGTTGTGACAGAGCGACGCGCCGTACACCGGCCCAACACGAAAGCCAGCAGGACGATTGCGGACATGCATACGTATCTACTTGTCTGTATCATGGCGTTTCCGTTTGATTTGTTCTGATACTTCACCCCACAAGTCCGACACCTTGTTGATGAGTTCGTCCTTGGGTTTCCCGTCGATGACGGCCAGGTTCTCCAGAATGCTGGTCAGATGCTCCACGCAGAACCAGGTCATCACGAAAAACTTCACCACGCTGAAGAAGAAGGCGCCGATGGTGTGATAGATAAATTCTTCCTGCAGGAGGCATTCCTTGTAGAAAGCATGTACGATGTAGATGATGGCGAGCCAGATGCCCAGCTTGATGATGCAGCGCGAGAAGCGGAAAGATTCGAAGGGGATTCCCTGCCGTCGGCTGGCCCGGATGCCGGTGCGCATCTCCGTCGCGATGGCTACGAGCATGGCCACGGCCAGGAACGGGCTTAGGCCGAGCCATTGGGTGACGAAAGCCGCCACGGCGCTCAACGAGATGGCGGGTACCTGCAGGCCATATTTGAACGAAGGGGCTACGGAAAGCAGGAAATCGGAGATGCTTTCGTAGCCGTAGGTGCTCAGGTATTTGGAAAAGAGGCGTACCATGTTGTTTTTCCAGCAAAAATAAAGTGCTGGGAGGCTGAAAGGTAGGACACAAAAAAAAGAGAACCTCTACTTTCGCAAGCAAAGGTTCCCCGATATAATAAAATGTATAAAAAATGTCCGTCAACTTCTTTCGTACATCACCCAAAACGGCTGTCCGCAGATGTATTCAACGGCAAAGCGGGCTTCCGTCAGTTGCCGGGCCAAATCCCGGGCAGATACGTCAATGATGTTGTGCAGGTCGTACTGCAGTTCGGCAGTTGTCTTGTACACTTTCTGCGAAGTTGCCCCGATGGGGGCGTAATTCTGTCGGATGAAGTCGGCGATGGCCGTATTCCGCTTCTCTTCTTCCTGCTTCTGCTTGTCGGCCTCTTCACTTGACGAGCCGAAGCCTTTGATTCTTGTATGATTCATAACAACCTCCTTCGTTATATTTGCCTCCCCTGATGATGCCCATGCAAAGGCGGGGGTAGCGTTGGTAAATGCACATTAATTTCCCTTGTGTGAAGCCCAGTTCCCGATAGGCTTCCGCAAGCCTTTTCTGCATATCCTTGTTCTCATCGATGAGATATTGTTCGAGAGCGGTCATAGCTCACCTCCTTCCTTCTCTCCGTTCAGTTCCAGCGCGCTTTGTAGGGCAAGGATGATACCGCGTGCTTCGTCAGCCGACATATGGTCTATCACGAAATTCCCTTGAAAACACAGGCTGTAGCTGAAATCGGTATGCGTTCTATGTGATATGTCCCGACCGCTCCATACATGTATCTCATAATCGCCTATTTCCTTTACTTTCTTGCTCATCGTTCACCTCCTTCCTGAAAGGTAATGTTCACGGTACCACCGGCCACATAGAATACAATGGAGTTGTCACGCTTGGCAGCATGGATGCGCTTGCGGCCTTCGCAGAGCTGGAGTCCAAGGTCTGATAACATTTTCTGGACTTTCTCAACGGATACATAGCGTCCGCGTTCGCTTGATTTGTTCTTTTTCATTTTGGAAGTCAATTAAAATGAAACAATATGGTTAATAATAGACGGGAAAGCGGACCTTCGTGTCCAAAAAATCAAGGGAACTTGCCTAAAAAAAAGAAAGTACCGCTTTCCCGTTGACTTCCACCTGAAACAGGCAGTGGGCGCATTAACGCTCCACACGGGGGTCGGTACTATATCACGTGCCAATCGGCCATAAAAAAGGCCAATCCGGCAAGGGTTGGCGAACATCCGTCGCCTGTTTCAAATGGAAGTCGATGCAAATATAGGGATTGTTTTTGGAAATGCAACAAAAAAGGCGGAAGTTTTTTGCTTCCCCACACGAAGGAGTTCCCTGGCTGTCTCGTAAGTTGTCCCTCTGAGGGGGATAACTGGATGTATGTCAACCGTTACCCTGAGGGGAATGGTTGGAGTGTTCAACTGCGGTGCTCAACACCGCAGTTGAACTTTGTTCCTCAGTCGAACAGCTGCGGTTCGTTCGTCAGCCGTTCCTGCCTTATCTTCTCCAGCTTGCGGCGTTCGCCCGCCACCAGCTTCTTCAGTTCGTCAATCTGCGCCGTGGCCCGGTCGATGATGTGCAGCGACTCGCGCTCCAGACGGTTCTGCTCGTCCATCCGTTCCATGGGGCGGTGGAAGTAAAGGTAGAGGGCGTGGTAGCACTCCATGCGGTAGCGGCGCACCTTCTCGCGTGCTTCCTCTTTCACGTTGTCCGGATTGATGGTGAACAGCCATCCGTAGATGAATTCTATCGGCAGGCATACCATTTCGTACTGTTTTCCGTCGGCTCCAGTTGTTGCCCTGAGGGCAACAACTGACCCCAAATCTTCACTTTCGTTAACTTTACGATATTGCCTTTCATAAGAAATTCCCAGCGCATCGCATATCGGGCGAATGGGAATAAGTCCGTCACTCGTGGCCACGATGTCCACACCGTTCACTCTGATAATCGTTTTTTCTTCCATAATCCAACAATTTTAGCGGTTAATTTTCGTTTTCGCGGACAAATATATTTGTAATTATTTGATAATCATGCTTATGAAAGAATTAACTATAATTTAACACAACAAATAATAAAGATAAACAAAAAGCGGAGCCCGCAGTGGGTTCCGCTCGTTTGTCAAGTTTGTCTAAGTACGGCTTAGATGGCATCTAAGGCAGGCTTAGGCTGCATCTAAGTACGGCTCAGGCGCAGGGTCAGAGTGGACTCCCTTCCTGTCCGCCGTCGCCGGCGTCCGGGTCTTCGGGGTCGGGCTGCGGCTGACCGTCGAAACGGGTCCAGCGCACCTCGCCCGGGGTAAGGGCACGGGTGGTGGTGTCGCCGCTGAAGCGTGTCTCGGGCGTGAAGCGCACGCGGGCACGGACGATGTCGTCGGCGGTCACTTCCTTGGCCGTGTCGCGTCCGCCCTTCTTGGCGGCTGCGGTGTAGCGGAAGTGGCCCACGTCCTGCAGGTGGACGCTGCGTCCGGCGTTCATGCCGCGCGCCATGACACTGGGCAGTGCGGCCAGCACGGCCACCACGTCGGCCTTGGCCACGGTGCTGGCTTCGGCAATCTGGGCGGCGATTTCGTCAATCTCCATCGGCCGGTCTACAAGCACGGCCACGGGATAGAACTTCCCGTTGGTCTTCATCTGTTGGGCTTTGAAAAATGCCATAGTGTTGTTGGATTAAGGGTGAAACATAAAATTAACCGGGGGCGAAGGTAGCGCAACAATCGACGTAAAAGTAGGACATTGAAAATGCGTTAAAGAAATATCAACACCTTGATACTTAAGGAAATAAAGTCAATATGCCCCACAAGGCTTGTGGAAGGGGGTAGGGAAACCGACCGCGCCCTATCCAAAAACGAAAAAGAAATCGCAAAAAGTAAGGAAATATGACACGCGGGGCACCCCCTCGGCCTGTCTTGTGCCAGCTGCGCTGTCCTCTGTACGGGACATGGTGTTGCGATAAGGATTGCGATGTTTCAGATGCGGGCATCTACGAAGATGCTGCCCTGACGGAGGATGTGACCGTACTTGGTCCAGATGCGTTTGTCAACCGCATCACCGAAGTGTGTGGCTTCTTCGGGCAGGATGGACTGGTTGCGCTCGCTGCGCTTGTCCTTCTCGAAACGTCCGTCCTTCTCGATGACACGGGTATTGTTCATGGAAATGAGCGTGTACTTGCACTTCGAGCCGTTGAACCGCTTCTTGGGGAAGCGCTCGTCTTTCTCGGCCAGGATGCTTGCCCAGAGCAGGAACTTGTCGTGCTGCGGAGGCTCCATGCCGGCGTGCGTGTGCTGCTCCACGGTCCAGCCGTGACTCTCCAGCCGCTCGATGGCCAGCTGGTTGTACGACTTCTTGGCGTTGGCACGACGGGCATCGCCGTAGCGGTCGCGATAGTAGTGCACGTGCTTGTTGAGGTGGTTGCGGTAGTAGTGGCAGAACTTGTCCATAAGGGCGTTGACCATGGTATCGTCTTCTTCGTCGCGCTTGACGAAGAACTCGTTGATGTTGGTGTCCACGGGGTCGCGCGTCAGCTGACCGGTGACGAAGTCGTAGTTGCGCTCCTGCGCCACTTCGAGGAAGCTGGCGGCACTGCCCCAGTCGGGCGTGATTTCGATGGGCTGCGTGGGGCTACAGTCCAGGTCGCGGCGGCTGTCGTCGTTGTTGGCCAGCTGCTGCCAGTCGTAACGGGTGTCTTCGGCAAAGTCGCGTATGAAGCTGTCGTTGGTGGCGTTGTAGTAGATGTGGCGTTCGTCCAGCTGGTAGTAGCAGGAGTCTATCTTGTCCACCATGTAGTTCAGGATTTCGATCATGAACGACAGCTTGTCCATCACCTTGTATTGGTTCAGGATGTACTGCATGCCCACGTTGGCAATGTTGTCGAAGATGGAGCCAAGGATGAACAGCGTACCGTCGCGCGATACAAAGGGAGTGATGCTCTGGCGCAGGCGGACGGTTTCGTTCCAGATTTCCCGGAACAGGCCGACGTCGCCGGCCTGTCGGGCGTCGATGAGCTGCATCTGCAGGCGGACAATCTTGTTCCAGACCTCGAAGAGCCGGATGCCGCGTTCTTCCTCGTAGTAGCGGGCAGGGTCCAGCAGCCACTTCTGTTCGGGTGTGTAGGGCATGGACGAGAGGAAGGTGTTGCCGTGGTGCTTGAAGACGGGGCGGGCGGACTTGCGGCCGAAGATGTGTGCGTTGCCACGGTTGGTCGGAGCTGCTTCCTGGTCGAATTTCACTTTGTCCAGTGTCAAGGCTTCGTCGGTGATGTTGTAGTCGGCATTCGGACCACGGCTGTTGCCGCCTTGGGTCAGGATGTAAAGCATGTGCCCGTTGCTGAACGAAATGGCGTACTCGAAAGACATGATGTGTTCGTAGGGACGCAGCCAGCCCTCGACAGGGCGGCGGCAGACCACGTAGTCGCCCACCTTCTGCACGGGATCCCACTGGCGGTATCCCAGCATCTCCAGCATCTTGAAGGCCGATGGCAGGGTCTTTGTGAGGGCTTGGCCGATGGTGGCCTGCGTCAGGGTGGTAATTCCGCGGGGCATGGTCCGGATGTTGTCGTCTATCACGGCACCGGTGATGAACGACTTACCCGTGGCACGCGAGTAGATGACATAGCCGTTGCGGTAAGGCTGCACCAGGAAAGCTGCCTGTGCGGGGTTTACGCGGATGACTTCCTCCCAAACGTTCTCTTCCATTACCAACGCGGAAAGATGATATAGTTGGACTCTTTGTCGGAGGTCATGCGGGGCATGGGCTGCCCGGTATCTTCGAGCAGCTGCTTCACTTCGTCCGGCCGGAACTTGTGTCCGACGGTACAAATGATGTTGGTCTTGCTTACGGTCACCAGGTCGATGTGCTTGTGGTCAACGAGGTAGCCTATCAGGCGTTTGTTAGTCAGTTTCTTTTTCATACGCTTTGTTTTTTTAGTTACGAGCTACAAGTTACGAGCTACGAGTTACGGGGAACGAGTTCTACCGCATGGCGTTTTGTAGCTCGTCACTCGTAGCTATTTCAGCTGTTCATCAGCTCTTCGGCCTGTGCGTCGTCGATGGGCTGATACATGCTATCGATAAGTATCTTCTGTTCTTCAGCTGTCAGATTCTTGACGGCTTCAAGTGGCAGGTTGATGGGCTGGCCCTGGTTGTTGATCTGAATGTAGAACACGTTTTTCTCCATGCGGCGCGGGTCTTCGATGGCGGCAGGGCGTTCGCCAATCATCTGGTGGAGTACCTTCTTGGCATTGTTCCACTGCTTCAGGTCGCCCCGCAGTTTGCAGTCGCGGATGAGCTGCACCTGGTCCTTGATCATCCAGGAGAACCAGAAGTCCCAGTCGAATTCGTGCTGCGTCTTGAAAACATCTTTGGCCAAGGCAATGTCGCGGCGGATCTGCGCCCGGCTGATACGGTACTTGGCCAGCATGATGTTGATGATGTGGCTTTCGTTGGGGTATTCGTCCAGCAGGCGGGCAACCTGAAGCACGCGGTTGCACTGCTCCTGCAGGTGCTGTGGCAGGGGCGAATGCTCCGGGTCAATGATGTGCTGCTGGATAAGCTCGTAGGATTGCTCTTCGAGCGCAGCACGGCTCTTGCGTTGCGTGGTCAGGTCGTTGTTACTCATAGTCGATGAACTGTTGTTGCTGTTTGATGAACTTGATCAGCTCCTGTTGCGCAGGGTTGCTGCCATTCTTGGCCGATTTGATAAGGGATGCACGCACCTCTATCAGCTGCCGGATATACCCCCGGTAGAAGGAAGTCCGGGCCTGTGTGCCTGCCGTCCGTATCTGTTCGATAAACTCCTGTTCGTCCACACCGATGTTGACGGCAATCAGTCCCGGCTGAATCAGGTGATAGGCCATCTGCTCCACTTCGTCACATTGTTCCTTGGTCAAATTCATCACTCAACATTTTATAGTCAAAGTCAAAAACATCTTCGGATGTATGGATAATGCCCCGCTCCAGTTTGGGATTGTGCGTGGCGTTCTGGCTGCCAACTACCGTAATCTGCCATCGATCGTTGTAAACCAGTGCCACCTTGGCATGCAGTGCCAGGCAGCGGTAACATCCCGGGAAAGAATTCACGAGGAAGTCGAATGGCTTGGGCGAGATGCTTCGCACCCGGTTGTCAATCAGAAAACGAACCGAAAGCAATTCACCACTATCAGCCTTTCGGCGCAGGGCTGCGATGCTGTCCATGGAGACGGAGTATGTGGTCAGGAACAGGTGTGCCGGACCGGTCTGTTTCAGCAGGTAGAACAGCAGCTGGATGAGGTTGAAAGCACCTGACGAATAAAAGTGCTTGGTCTGTCCTTTTACAAGCTGACCCAGGGCGTCAGGATGCAGCAGCTTTCCGGCAACGATATCATCGTCGGAAGCCGCCGCATCCTGTCGGCGGATGTTGCCCGTCGGGTAACCGTTTCCCTGCGTAGGACTTACTACTTCATCCGCCAGCATCTTATTCTCAATCTCGCTGCAACTCACTAACATAGCATTATTGCAGCTCTGCCAAACGATATTCTATCTTCTCAACGAGAGCTTTCTGCTGCTCGATTTTCTTCTCGTACTTTACCCGTTTGGGGCAGTCCGGCAGCGGGTTCTCTGCCCCGTCCTTTGGTTTGGATTCGCTGGAATAGAGCAGCATGTTTTGTGCCTTGGTGATTTTGCTCTTGGCGTTTGCTTTGGCTTTTTTCAGCTCCTCAATACTGAGGGAAGAGATGTCAGTTTCATCATCATCATCTTCTTTAGGCTTTTCTTCTTCCACTACCGGCTCGGCCAAGGCAGCATCGATTTCTTCTTCCGTGACAGCGAGCTTTTTCTCGTAGTTGTCACGGATGGCGGCCAGCAGCTTCATGTTGTCACTCAGTGCGCCTATACGGGCTACCAGATCTTTGCGCTGCTTCATTACCTCTGTCGTATTGGTTTCGCCCAGTGCTTTCATCTGCCGGTGCAGGATGGAACGCTGTTTGTAGCGTTCGGCGAAGGTATGTATCACTTTTGCAATCTGCGGCGGATAGGCCGGCTGTTCGTCTTCTTCGCGTTGCAGGTCTGTAGCGGCTTCGGTCAGGATATTCTGTGCCACTGTTTCGGGAACTGCCTCGCTACCACCGTCTTCGCCGACTTTGGCATCGTCGTCGAGGTCCACGTCTGCAAACCGAGGGTCATTGGGATTGTACCATACCTTAATCATCTGACGCATTTCGTAGAGGAGTTTTTCGCGAGTATGCGGTTTTTCGCCGATACGTGCCATTTTTCCCACAGCAATGGGCTTGTAACCGGACTTTTGCAGGATGTTCACACCTTGACGGAAGTCCCGTCTGGAGGAATTGAGCCAGTCGATACCTTCGCGCCTGGCCTCGATGTAAGCTTGATTGATTTCCATATCTACTCTTTTGTTTGCCACAAATCTATTGCGATTTTTATTGCCGGTATAGGACAAATAAAAAACCGCCTCCCACCAGTAGGCGGGAAGCGGGGAAACCAATTACAAACACAATGAAAAATGTTCTTATGCGCCTGGTGCGGCAACGAGCAAAGTCTCCACATCACCTTCGTACACGCACTTTCTGGGCGAAGTGAATGTGTAATGAAGGCTGTTTTGATTGCGCGCTGTTGCACTGGCACCAGTTGTCGAACCGTCGCCACTGGCACGCAGTGCGCCCCGGCGCTTGTCGCCCATCAGGTACCAGGTACCATTGTTGTCCTGTACCAGGAAAAACATTTTACGGCCTTTGGTCGCATTCTCGAAGCCGAAGATCTTCTTGCGCATCTTGGCGGATATGATATTCAGATCGTAGAGGAAGGATTCTCCGCCACTTTCTCCCTGGTCAGTAATCTTGAACTCGCTAACGTCGTCAGTGAAGTCCATCTTATAAGCCTTACAGCCCTGTTTCATGACGACATCACCCTTCAGGGTTCCTGCTTCTTCGAGCGTGAGAGCTGCTTCTGTCTTGGCGGGATAGTCCGGCCAGGTTGCCACATCGGCATGATAACCGAAGATGATCTGCGGGACAATACCACCCATGTTATCCATGTTTTCGCAATCCATTGCCTCGTTGATATCATCGAGCGCAATACATTCTTTGGGATCTACTTCTGCCATATTATACAGGTATTAATCATTAGACAATGCGTGTAAGGGAGTCGCCTCCCTTACCGCTTCTTAATTTAGCCGACAGTGGTGTATTCCTGCGATACTTTCTCGACACTTCCCTTGGCGGGAGTCTTCTTGACTTCGGCCGGTGTTGTATAGCCTGCAGCCGCTCCGAATTCGACAGTGTATTCGGTACCACCCGGAACAGCCACGTAGGTACCACTCTCGCGCCAGATTTCTTCCCCCTTGATACGCCACTTGGCACCATTGTTGATAGCCAGGTCAGTGGAAATAGTCACTTCAATGTAACCAAATTCATTGGTTGCTGCTGGATCCAACGGACGGTCGTTGACACAGAACTCTGCCTTATGTACACTGACAACCTGGAAACCGATGACATACTTGCCTGCTGCCGTGAACTTGTAGGGATTACCTGAAGAGAAAGGAGTGATAGACTTGAAATCACTCTCTTTGTCGAAACCATAGCAGCAGTTCTCCTTGGTTGTCAGCATCACGAACTGGCTGTTGTCCGGCAAGTTCGGCAGGCGGACCAGTTCGCAACGGTTGTTGGAACCCAGCAAGTGCTGCGTGTCGCTGGTGTCTTCCTTCATGCCGATGATGATGGTACCTTCGTCCTTACGCCAGTCGTCGTACATGTCTCCCAGGTCGTCGCTGATGAACATCTTGATATTCTTCTTGCGCTTGAAGGTGCGTGGCATGTGCCGCCACATCTCCAGCAGCTTCTCTCCGATATTGGCACGGGTCAGTTCACCGGTCGTATAGACATTGCCCTCCAGGCTGGAAACATCACCCACTGCCTTGGCATCTTCGATGACGGTTCCCATACCGTCGAAGGCATCGTTGATGTCCTTATCTTCTTCTTTTGCACTGTATCGGGCAGTGAAGATAGCGAACAACAGATCGTTGGAGGCCAGTTCGTGGCCATGATTGATAAGCCAGAGTTCGAAAGGATGATCCTTGCGGATTGAACCTGGAACTTCTGCAATGTAGGTACGACGATAACGTTCCGGTTCGTCAGCCATCTCCATTACTACCGGACGGACAATCAGGCGGCGTGGAACAATCTTTCCTTGGCTCTTGCCTGCCTCAAAGGTACCGGTGTACTTGCTGGAAACCGTACCGCCTTCTACCTTGCCCAATTCGATAGAATCCGTAATGCCCGGAATCGGTGTGAAGTGTTTCAAAACCTCGCTGGCGTCAAGCTTATCGACGGCCTTCAGGATGTCTTTGTGCTTCTTTACCGCGGTCAGTACAGCGGTAATGTCAATAGGTGCTTTAAAGTCCATAAAGTTAAGGTTTAAGTTAGTTATTCATTTTCATAATTGTTGATAGGGTCGGTAGCGATATCAGCGTACTTGTTGACCTCGGTGGATTCCTGTTTGGTGGAGGTCTGGGTACCTGGTACCTTGTTGATGACGTTCCGGATCACCTGAACTTTCGCCTTGTTGTCGGCGGCATCTTTCACCTGGTCGCTCAGGCTATCGAGGTCGTCCACAACCGCTTTTAGTGAATTTTCGGCAGTGGTCTGCCCATCTTTTGCCGACTGGATGGCATCGTTGATGGCCTTCACCTGGTCGGCTGTGAGGGTTATCTTACCCTCGTTCTCTTCCAAGCCCTCAATATTAAGAACCTGGTTAACAGAAATAAATTCCTTTCGCATGGTCGTTACAATTTGGTTAGTAATAGGATTCTCTTTGGGCTTGAAAAAGTCCTTGATGCCGGCAACTATCTGGTCAACCATGGATGGCGTGCTGTCCGGCTTCGCCTCTTCGATGACAGGAAGCGGAAGACCCATCGCGTTGAAACAGTTCGTCAGTTCGTCGGTTACCTTGGCCCGCTTGTTGATGCCTGGAATGATTTCGTCAACAAAGCCCCATTCCTTCACTTCGTCAGCGGCAATCCACTTGGATTCTTTCATCAGTGACAACACATCTTTTACCGTCTTGCCGGATCTATCGGCATATTTTTTTGCAATCATCAAGTCGATGGCTTCAGCACTCTGTTTACTGCTCTTCAGTTCTTTGATTTTGTCATCCAGCTGGTCGGCATTGAGTGAACCGTAGATATCAACTCCCACGCTGCATTTGTGTGCCAGCCACATGCCGTCGGCGTGCATCTCGATGCGTTTGGCTCCGAAAGCCATCCACGTGGCGGCCGAGGCATTGAACCCGATAAACTCTACGGTCACGTTTCCATGCTCAGCCAGCAGATTGCTGATGGCCACTGCTTCGGCGACGTCGCCGCCGTAACTTGTCACCTTCAGGCGGACAGGTTTACCCTTTGCCTTATCCAAAAAATACTTCATGTAGTTCTTGTCATACCAGTATTGGCTGATGGAACCGAAAAGAGTGATTACAACTTCGTTCATACCTTATTTTTTACGCAAAGAAAAACGCAAAAAAAACAGTGCTCAAGGACATTGAGCACTGCGAAAATGCACATAACGCTTATTTTACAAGGTGTTTTCCTCAAAATCCGTTAGAAAAATGGAAGGAGCATCCTGAATACAGGCAAATGAGAAAGAAGTACCGTTTCTTGAGGAAGCTGACTGCCCGGATGTTTTACTGTTTGTAAACAACAATAGCGCATCTTCTTGGCCACAGAAATGTATTTCACCATTCGAGTCCTGCGTGACTACATACCACAGACCCCGTTCGAGTTCTTCAATGACCGGCTGGTTCTCCTGTGAAAGTCGCGGAATAACCCCTTCTATCGTGATAGTCCAATAGTCTCCGGCATCTCCTGTGCTTTTTTCTTCGGTATATACATAGGTATCGTTTGCAAATATGGGAATATCAATCACGTCATCACGATGTATTAGCTCAAGATAATTGAGGTCATTCACATAATCTTTTCGGATCCGAAGAAAAGAAGTGGGAGGAATGGCATACAGATGCAGCAATCCACCCAGATTGTCGGGGTTAAGGTTAATTGTTTTCATACGTTATTCTGCCTTGTTGGGAAATTGTCCCATAATCTGACAACTTCCCCATGATTATTTTATCAATATACTCAAAAATGGTCTGGTTTTCGGCGTCTTTTTTCCCATTATGCCGGTTGTATTCCCGGCGAATGGTATCATACGCCCAAGTGTCTTCGGTGAATCCGAATTTGCTTTGGAATTTGCGTATGGCTGCCGACAATGGCAAGCCCATGCATACGTTGGTATCCAAGTACAAGAATAGCATCTGCTTGATCCGTCTCTCCACTTTTAGGCCAAAGCCGACAACATCCGAATTGCTGATGCTCCAGCCGTATCGGTAGAAATCATCTTTCCTGATTTCTATAGGTACGCTGGCTGTATAACGGAGGTTATTCCGGTATTTATTCTCCCAGCGCCCTTGTTTACCTAACCTGGCCAAAAAATCGGCCTGCAGTTCTCTGTCGGGAGAAAGATCCACAATCTCTCCCCATACTTCATCAGGAGCATTGAAGTTGGCAAGGAGGAATTCCTTGACATATGGTTTACATGGGAGCCAACAAACGAATCTATCTTTTTTCTTATTCATAAGCTGTTGATTTACATACAAATATAGTGATAATATCGAACTAATACAATATAAATATAGAATTTCTTCCATCTTTACAGATTTGTTCCATTTTACTGGTTGATTCTATCAAGAACAGCTTTTGTTTCATACAGGAATGAATATTTTGCCCGAAATTTCTGTTACTTTGCAACTTGTATCATTTCTGTGTTAATGTATTGGATATCAGTGCGATTTTCCGTTACAAAGAAGATGAAGCACTTTGTACCACTCAACAAAGTTTGTAACCTTTGGATATTTTGAGGATTCGATAGGCAAAAGTTACATACTTCTATTTTTTGTAACCTAACTTTGTAACCTATTTCGTAACTTTTATTCTTCTTTCTTTTTCAAAGATTTATCCTCTTTTTCAAACAATGGTTACAGAGTTACAAAAAATTAGTAGTAAAAAGAGAAGGGGAGTGGGGAACCTGGTAAAAGCCTTGTTGGCAGGCTTGATATAAAATAGTAAAAGCCGCTGACATTTGTGCCAACGGCTTTTACCTAAGATATCTCCTGGATTTGTTGGAGGATTTTCTTTCGGAAATTGGGCGGAACGAATTTCTTTCGCACTTTGGTGTAATCGTCGTTCAATTCGTAATCTATCCAATGATCACCTGCAGCCAGGAAGGCACCGCAGGCCACTAACAACCACTGAAGCTGTTTGGGGTTATCGTCTTGCAGATGCATTACTTTGCCGTCACCCATCATTTCCAGATAGTCGTAGACGTGGTGCATGTAGGCTGCAGCCGTCTCGTCCTTCATCAGATCGGATAGATATCGATTGTAGTACTTGATATACTCAGAACGGTAGGTCTCCATCGCTTTTCTCGGTTTTCGGTGTGAATACTCCTTCTCTCTGTCTGGTTCGCAGATAAATCATTTCTTTGGTTTCGCCATCCACCTTCTTGAGCAGCCGACCGTCTTTGTTCAGAAACTCAATAGGATTCATTTCCTCAATGTATGGGCATAACTCAACGAAGCCACGCAAAGCTTTAGTGAATCGTTGCATGCTCCATAGACCTTTGCTAACCTTGGCGAATGTGATAAAATCATCATATGCTTTGGTACGTTGTACGAAGGTATTGACGTTCTCTCCCTCTTCGGAAAAGTATCCATAGACCCAATCTTCGAAATTGGCTCCCATGTCTGCTTTGTATTTTCGCTTAACGATGTTATCCATGGGAGGTTGTATCTTAATGCCACGATCTGCCATAGATAGATAAAATTGAAGGCATTGTGCGAAGAAATTGCAATCCTGGTTCCAGTCATCCTCCGTGTAATCATTGGTTGTCATCAGATTGCGACCGAAATCATTGCGAATGCTGCGGCTCTCCAGATAATCATTTTCCTGGGTCTTTTCATGATAATAGTCGGAAAATACCATGTAAAGCATACGGGCATTGGTGGATGAATCAAAATCACGGGGGACATAATTGGTTGTAAATCCAAATTTGGGGCTATCGTCGAATTCCAGAAAGAAAGACTTATTGTTTTTGGGATTGACTGTCATACCTCCGGTTACCATGTCATAGAATTGCTTAATAGGAAAATATCTGTCGCAGTCATCGATGAGGACAAACCCCGTATGTTGGTCTACCTGATCAAACACGTGTGGATTGTCAAGCAGCTTCGGGTTGCGTCCGGATAGATTGACGGTTTGCATGAAGAACCTGAATGCCTTGAACAGAAATGATTTTCCGCTTCGCCCATTACATTGGTCCTCATCGCCGATTTTGTTGTCCATGGCGTATATGGCCCAGGCACGTGAAGGTGACTTGTACCGGTGCAGATTATATCCGATAGCATAAATCTTATTGATAAGATTCAGCTTCTGTTCTGCAATTTCTTCAGTGGAGAGTAGTGGACCGGCGATATCGAACTTATGTTCGGTACGGTAACGGTTGGCTTCGTCCACACCCTTGTCTGACCAAGCATACTCCAGTTCCTTGCGCCAATACAGACGGCTGGTATTGATTAAGTAATTGAAGAAGCAACTGCGGTGTTCATCAACGGCAATATCGAAAACCGAATTCCCTTCCAAATCATCTGTTTGCGTGATAGTAAACATGGGTCGTAGCACTTTTACTTTATGGGGTATCACGTTGTTGTCCCACACAAATCGATTATTCGGTAGCATCCCTTCATGGGGTGTGATACCTTCTTTTGTGACCTCCCAACTACAGTCTTTGAAGAACAAATATTGGCTGGTAGCGGTGTAGTTGGTGAAATCCAGGTCGATCTCATCCAGTTGCGACAGTGAGGCCTCGCTGGTTCGTGGCGAGTCCAGTATCAGGTTACGTATCTCCACCGGGAGGAATCGTTCCCTTGTGAATTTTTTCAGGAAAGCTGATATGTCTTTGGCCTTAATCTGGCTGACTGTGCAGCCGTCAATATGGATGTAGCGCACATTATCGATGTTATCATCGTGTAAGGCGTAGAATCCGTTCAATGTGAGGAAGTAGTGAAGGTAGGCTGTGTTGATGCTGTATGTCTTCTTCTTGCTGCGTTCACTCCAGCTTTCTTCCCAAAAGCGGGCTGGCATGGCCAACGTCATCAGATTACGGAAGTCTTCGTTGGTCGGGCGCAATTCCACAAAGTCACGAAAATCTTTGCGTGGTTTGCCCCGTCGGTCTCGATGCTGGGATAGCCACGATGGCAGCCAGATGGTATGGATGTCCAAAAAACGTAAAGCCAGTTCACGTCCTTTGCGGACACCGGTTCCGTCTATGTCCGGGATGTTGTAGATGCGTTCCACGTACTTGTATATCTCCTTAATTTCTTCCGGCGCTACCTTGTAGGTTTCAGAGTTGAACCACAGCGGATGATAGCCCAGGGCACGCAGGCATAGTGAGTCACGCTCACCACTGCAGATGAAACATTCGTCCAGCTTTTTCTCCTTGTAGGGCTGGTCCTGGTTCTTGGGATCGTTGTAAAACAGCTTTTCCTCCTGGGCGTTGAAGTCACGGTAAGCCTTTTGCAGTTCAGCCAGGCCGTTGATGTAAAGTTTGGGCTTCACTCCGTCTGGCGTGTAGCTGAATCTCCATTGCTTGTCGGGGTTCAGTGGCTCATAGATCTTGTAGAACTTATCCGTTGTACCATCCCTTTTCAGCACTGTACATTCCCGCATGAAGATAGGATAGGTCGGTGTCGTGTACTTGGTGGTCACTTCCCGGTTCCGGACGTAGGAGATAGATTTGGCCACAAACCAGTGCAGCGAATCCACGTGCTCCTGCTTCACCCGCGGACCAAGTATGGCCAATTGGTCGGCAGTGAACCTCTCTTCCAGCTCGAAGAATCGGGTACCCTCTTTTTCATCAGCGGTGGCCGGTCGCTTGCGGATTTCGGGCTTGTTCACGGATCGCTTCAGTTCGTCTGTTACGTTGTAACGTGAGGCCAGGATGGAAATGGCTTCCGGGAAACGTACGTTCTCCTCCTGCATACAGATGTCGATGGGGCTCATGGCCGTACCGCTGTCACCGAAATCGGTGACCTTATAGCAGTCGTCGTACTTCTTGAGGCAAGCGGAAGCGTCGTCCTCATCAGGGCGGCGCTTGAATTTCTTCTTATTATCTACACATCCTTCAGCCTGTGGATAGTAGTACAGGATGATGTCCAGTCCGTGGTGAGTTGCTGCGTAGATATCGGTGGCTTTTATCATGGCGAAACATTTTAACGGTACAAAGAAAATGATGTATGTGTATCGTCTCAAGGACGAATACTACCATTTCTCATAATTGACGACAGGGTCTCCACCATATGCTTCTTTCAAAGTTTCGCGGATACCTCTGAATAGCCATACTGTAATCCAAGTTGCGAGAGATTTGTCTATGGTAATATTTTTGTTCTCTGATATGGAGCGGATATGGTTCAGGGATATACTTTTAATGTCGGTGTCAAATTCTACAGAAAAGGTGGCTGTGGATCTGTCGGTCGCCCTTATGCTCACATCTGCTTTCACTATAGTGTCAATCAATTGATCAGCATAGTACCAAGTGTCCTGCTCGGGTTTATTGTCGAGCTTAACGTTGCAATATATTTTCATTTCTCTTCCTTTCCGGATGAGTTGTTTTTCGGCGATAGTGCCGATTTCATTTGTCCGCAGGACGCGGACGCGGGTTCCTTTTTTCATTGGTTATTCTCCTTATAATATTCAATTATAGTTTTATTCAAGGCTTCAATAATACGCCATGCCAGCATTGCCGGTATTTCGTTTGTATTCATTTTATCAACGAATACCTGGCCCTCCCGATATTCAAGAATTGTATCAAGCTCAATCTTCATACTGTTTTCGTCCATATTTTACTCAACAAAAAAATCACAACTATAGACATCATTAGAGCCATCCGGAAACTGTACGCGGATGCAGTATTCGCATCCGACAAGGAATGGTTCACGACTGATGACTTTTACATGTTGCCCGGTGTTAGGATCTGTCAGTACTGCGCCATCTGTCATCTTACCCAATACCTCTTTCATCTTGTCGGATGTATATACGGTTATCTTCTTACCTGCAGCTTCATAATACAGCAGACCAAATCCACACATGTTGCACATGTCAACTACCGTTTTCTCAACTTCCCGTTTGCTGAAAACCACCTTTGTTTCCAGCCTCTGGACTTTCACGTCCGGGAATTTCTTTTTGAATGTGTTTTTTGTTACCATATTATCATTGGTTTATTGGTTGCTTATCAAATTCATTCATATACTTCCGGTATTCAAGTTCAGTCTTGGCCAGGTTTACAAGCGTATTCACACCCTGGAATACTTGCTTGGCTTGAGCTACTGCAGATGGGTCTTTCTTTACAGCTTCAATCTGCTGCATCACGGTGTCACGAAGTTGCTGGATGATGGTGGGGTTCACTGTTGATACGCTGTCAAGCCGTTTGTTGGCCAGCACGATGACCTGTGTCGATATGGGCTTGAACTTCTCCAGCTTGGCCGGGAGGTTGATGTAATTGAATACAAGCGTAGTACCGTTGTTCAGATAGATTTCGACTTCATCTCCGTCGTCACCGGTACCTTCGCAGTAATTCAAGACAACGACTTCCTCATTCTTGTAAAGGAATGGTTTACCGACCATATCCTTCAATCTTTCAAGTGCAGTCATGGTTCTTGTTTTTTAATGGTTTCATTAATGGCCTTGGTTAGCCGGGATTTTAAGTATATCAATTCTTGCACCTCTTCAGGAAGGTTATGTAGCGTATTGCGCCGCATAAGTTCAGCATCACTAATGCACTCCAGATTCTCAAGCGCGCAGTTGAGCGTGTCACCGTCTCGGAAAACGATATTGCATCCTTTGGGAACTGGACCGTTGGCTTGTGTCCATACTTGTAAGTGCTTCGGTATCCATTTACCTTCTTCGATGCGGACATAGATATATCGATATCCATTCTTATCCGTCCGAATACTTTCAGCTCCATCATGGCGAGTGTTGTGTGGCTTATGCCCCTTGCGAAACATTGTGTTGCGACATCGTTCATATCTTTCCGGTGACATCTTCCGACCTTTGTTGGCCGGGACATGCCCTTTACTGAACTGGTGTGCTTTCCCATGGATGCGAATATTGTCAATGTTATCATGGTTAATTCGCTTGATATGTTCAGCGGTCTTTCGCAATCCCATCGAGAATGCTTTCCCATAGATGCTATATTCTTTACGTCCCAGCAACTGAGCTATTTCGCGTGTGCTATGGTTAGGGTATAAGAGGCGAATTTGTTCAACCTCCTCCGTAGTAAATGGTTTGCGTAACATAGGTCTCAACTTATTACGACGGTATTAACTTCGTAATTCTCTTCTACCTTGTTTACAAATACAAGGTTCAGTAGTCCAACATCCATTACTACTTCTGCTTCTGGATCACACTCCTCGAGGCGTTCTATTAGTTCCTGTACGGTCATGGTTCTTCAGGTGTTAAGTTGAATACTCGGTTGATGGTTTCGTCCAGTTTCTTGCCGAACGGGAAGTCGTCTTCATACTCCACGGTGACGTCCGCCATGTGGTTGCCGTTCTCCGTGCGGAAGGGGATGTCCCGTTGTACGTGCACCGGCCATCGCTCTTCGGTGATCCGGGCCACCAGCGCGTTGGCCACGCGGGTGTCCAGTGAAAGCTTTTCTGTTTTCATCTTCATACAGTTTTTTTGTTGGTTTATAAATCGTCGTGGCTCCCCTTGGCGGAATCGAACCGCCGTCGCTCCCAGGCTCTTTTGTGGACTTATATCCCTTTGCCCGCTACCATTCGGGTGTAGAGGGGAGGTGTGCCCGTCTATTCCGGGCTGTCATGCGAGACTTCTGCCTTTCAGGTCGTGCGTACCGACCTGAAGGGTTGTGCGTACCTTGCCTTAAGGTCGTGCGTACCTTGCCACGGGCCTTTCAGTCATTTGCTTTTCCTTATTTTCTTTTGCCCGTGCCTCCGGTAAAGGTTGTTGAACTCCAGGTCGCAGAGGATGGTGTCATATATCTGTTCGTAGCTGTATTGCGGAAGTCGCTCTGCAATCTGAGGGATTGTCAAGTCTTCCAATATCAGCCCGTTCATCAATTCCCGGTCGATGCTGACGCACTTGAATGGTTCATCCTTGTACTTCATCATGCGATTATTCCTGGCTTCCTCCTTCTTCTTTTCACGCATCCTTTTGTACCAGCTTTTATCGAAATCTTTCACGCCCCATGATAGCAGCAAGCGGTCGATGGTGTTGCGGGTGGTGTGGAAATTCTCGGCCAGCCTCCTGTTCGGTACGCCCCAACGGTGCTGCTCCAAGATGGCTTCCTTTTGGGCTTCAAACCGTTCGGAAACCGAAGGGCTGACAGCGGGTGGTCTGCCAAGTAGCACACCTGTTTTCATCCGCAACCTCAAACCTTCCTTTGTGCGTTGGCGTATCATCTGCCTTTCTATCTCGGCGGACAGGCCAAAGGCAAAAGCTAATACTTTGCTCTGGATATCATCACCCAATATGAATTTATCTTTCACGGTGTAGATGATGCAGCCGCGCTCCATGCAGAAGTGAAGGATGTCCATCACCATGTACAGGTCACGGCCAAGGCGGCTTATCTCCGAACTGATGATGATGTCGCCCTTTTGCAGCAATTTCAGCAGAGGCCCAAGGTTTCGCTTGTCGGGGTCCTTTCCTCCTGATACGCCTTCATCGGTGATGTATTGGTCTATATGCCAGCCGTGCTCTTCGGCGAATTTATCGACCCCTTGCTTCTGTGAGTTGACGTCCTGCTCGTCTGACGACACTCGTAAATATCCGTATATCATATAACTGCGTTTATGAATTGTACAGCCTCGTGGCCGTAATGCTTTTCTATCATCTCTATCATCGACATGTGCTCCCATTCGTCTGGATAGATACGCCTTAATTCCTTGTCAAGTGCGATGATATCTACCGTCACATAACGGTTCACCACGCACATCAGCCCGTCTTTTATCCCTTCCATTTTGATGTCAGGAAGAAGACGATGGAAGTCCTTGTGGAACTGATACATGTCAGAACCGAGCTTGTATCTTTTGATTTTGGTCATAATGGTTATTCTCTTATCCGTTCGATACGTTCTATTCTTATCCGCCCCGTCCGGTACCGGCAGAAGTGGTAGTTGTCCATCATCTCCCCGCCGATGAACAGGCAGGTCAGGCAGATGGCTCCGATGGTGCGTTTCAGCGGTGATAGGTCGAAGCTGATGCCGAACGTGGTGCAGAACCACCAGGCGGACAGCTCGTTTATCTTGCCGATGTGCAGCTTGTCGTAGACCTTGCGCAGGATGTTGTCCACCGTGTAGCGGGAGATGCCCAGGTCGTCGGCCACTTCTTTCTGCGAGGCACCCCAGGCGATGCGCTCGGCTACCTGGTTTTCCCGTGCTGTGAGGGTTGCGGCAGTTCCGTGATGTCCCATACGTCAGTGATGTTGCGGCGTGCGAACGCCTGGTTGATTAACTCGTACTTTGGCAGGCTGATGTCAACGATACCGGAATTCAGGATAGTGGAAAAGTAATTGCTCCTGCTAATACCAAGGATGTTTTTCAGTTCCTCTCGCACTTTTTCTTTCTCACAAATAGGCACTTGCAGATAGCCTTTCTTGAATGAATAGCGTGTTTTCGCTATTGCTGTTTTTCTGTGTTTTTTGTACATTTGTTCCGAGTGAATTAGAATTACAGTGCAAATATATTGGAATATTCCCAATGAGCAAAATAATTATTGGAAAATTTCCAATGAAATTATTCAATGAAAACAGAAATTGATAGTAGAGCTATTCATTGTATAGAGTATCTCGTTAAGAATAAGGGGTATAAATCGGAGCGGGAATTCCTACAAAGTTTAGGATTTCCAGAAGCGAAATTGTCCGAAGCGAGAAAAGGAAAATCTGGTTTTCGCGCTGATGACATTGGGAAAATACTAATGACTTTTGGAGAGATTAACGGGCATTGGATAATGACTGGAAAAGGAGATATGCTGTTACAACCGGATAATAATATATCAAATTCTTCTTTTATACTTCAAGAATATAATCAGCTGAAGGCAGAAAATCGAGAATTGATTGAAGAAATCGGTAAGCTGAAAGAGAGGATAGAGCAGATGAAAAAAAGATAGTGTCCGGTGGGATATCGCTGCCGATAGTGCAGATGTAGAACCGTACGGTTTGGCGAAGTAGAATATGTTATACCTAAATATTGATATGTATGAGAATATTTTTAGAATTTGAGAAAGGAAATGATTATAAGGAAAATGGATATTATGAATTTAATATCCTGTCATGTTGCGCACCCGCAAATTTGTGGTTGGTTGTTGATTATGGACTTAATACAGAGAACGGCGTTGTTACTCACGATTTCCAATACAAAAAAATAGTTTCGTTAATGGAAGTGTCAACATGCCTTCAAGCTGGTATAGAATTACATGGGCAAGTTGCTACGATTGCTTTGGGGAATTATGGGCATTTATATAATATTGTTTTGAGCCTTGGAGAAGACGCATCGAATTGGGTGTGGAAACAATATGATAATATTATAGATAATACTGAAAGTGTGTTGGATATTTATCTGATAGACCTTGATGAGTTGCATCAATCAAAAGAATTTGTGGGCTTATCCTTAGAGGAATGTGTAAAGAAACTCTTGATGGAAGACGAAATAAGCTATGAAATACATACATTAAAGAGTATAGATAAGGACGGAAACATTCTGAATGTATTGGAAAGAGATAAATTGCATTAAATATATGGCAGACGAAAAAAGACAGAAACATACGAATAGACAAATAGACACTTTGATAAAATAGTCTACTTCAGTTGGTTAACAAGGATGTTGAAGTTCCCTCCAGCTCCACGGATATGAGTTAGAAGCCGCTGATATTCAGCGGCTTTTCTGTTTCTTTCTTTTTTATTCCCCCTTTTATTCCCCCTGCTTTTTATGTTCATTTAACTCCGTAGAGTTAATAATATGAAAATATTATTCCCTCTCTAATCCTCCCAAACCCTTATTTACGAGAAGAAAACGAAGCCAATGTTTAGCGTAGCGATGGAATGTTGCGCTGGCTTCGTATACAAAAATGATAATATGCCCGGTAGACCTTAATTTCAGAAGATGGTTAAGAAATCTATTGGAAGGCTGGAAAATCAGGAGTATCAGGATCAGCTTAGTCTGCCTGCAAGAAACTGTATGGAACAGCGAAGAGCCAAGTCAGAGCGAGGAGCTTTGATAACGGCTCTTCTTTTTTATTCTTTCCACAACGGCTCATATTCCCATCCATCAGTAAAGCCCATTGCTTTGATATCGACGGTAGGATACTGATGTAGCAGGCAGGTTAACTTCTGCTTCAAATTGTTGGCCGGGTTTATAACATCTATAAAATATTTGATAAGGCACAGATTGTAGTAAACTTTCTGTTGATTTGGCTGTTCCAGCAACCAATTCCGTTGCATCCTTTTCATACTAAGCGTTGTGATGGTATTCATTTTGTTCCATACTCTTGAATGGTGGCAACAGGCATTTCTGGTTAAGGTAATCAGAGTCAGCCATGACTGCAGAACAGGTGCATTCAGATAAAAATCTCTGGCTATTTTCTTTTGTATTTTATAATCCCGCAAATTCTCGTATATACGTGTTACAACCCCAAAAGGCAATATCTCTATCAACTCCCAAGCAGGAGGATAGTCATTCTTATATTTGCCCTTAAAATGTTTTATGAAATCCTCATTAGACTTCTCATATTCCTTGTTTATTAGCCCCATCATATAGGTGAACCTTTCCTGTTTGGCAAAGTAGACAGGATTGGTTATCCAAAAAGGGTTATGGGTAGCTTCACATACCGTATTCACAATAGCCTGACGTATGGCAATCTCAATTTTCTCTATTTCGTTGAACAATAAAAGTCGTAACTTTCTGTCAAAGCGATAGAGTTGCATAACTTTCTCGAAACTGGCTCCCGGCTTGAACCGATGTTCATTTTTGGGATTCTCAAGAAAAGGATAAAAATAGGCACTTAACCGATAATATCCTATATGTCTGATATAATCCTCAGCCTTTGCCAGTTCAGAAACATCCAAACCTCTTTGCTGTAACAGCCGCACCAGTTCTGAAGGAGTATGATATTGCTTTTGAAAAGTTTCCATTAGATATATAAAAAAACGACCCACCGATTTAAGCATCGTTGAGAGGCTTGGTGGGTTCTAGCGATACAAAGGTAATGATAGTATTCCAATATACCAAATGTTTTATTGGAATATTCTGGAACTTACTTTTCACTCCCTCCTTTCTCCATCCCCTGAAAGCCTTATTATTGAGATAAAAATAAAATGAGAGAATGAAATATAGTATGAACAATTAAAAAGGAACTAAACGGAAAATGGGAAATTTAATGAAGGGAATCAAGATTGCGGCCTATGTGGCTGAGATTATTGTTGCCAGTTCGGTAATTATTGAACTGGTTGAGAAGTATGGTGGCAGAAAGAAAAAGAAGAATGGAACTGCCACAAGTGTGTCTGCTGCAGGTCATGTTGTGGCGGAAGATAACGGATAAAACGTCTGATGAATGGATTATGACAAGAAAGCAGACGTATTGATTACTATCCTTGAGGTGACGACATCCATACTCAAGGGCATCAAAAAGCTAAGAAGTTTATTTGTAAAAGCAAAGAAATAAACCTCTTGGCTTTTTTTCGTTTGAAGACAACATTAACTTTTAAACATAACGGATTATGAGAACAAACATCGTACCTGCCGTCTCACCTTACAGTGAACTGATGGCAAAAGTGGAAAGAATGAATTACGCTCCCACATTCGTGGAGGATGCGGTAGTATTGACGGAAGAAATGGAGGAAGAAGGGAACACCCATCCCAACTTCATCGAATCAAACACTTCAGGCATTACGCTTGGAGAACTGGTGGAAAATCCACAGCGGTGTGACCCCGTGCGCCAAACAGGATTGACCCTTCCGGC